GTCTCGTTCAGGTCAACCTGAGTACCGGGAGTGTTGCTGTTGACGCCACCCGACACCAGGGGGTGGTTCGCATTGAACAGGGAAACGCCATCACCACCGGGGTAGGTGCTGGAGAAACCGTTGTTCAGCACGGCAGCGGCCTTCACCTGCTTGGTGTAAGCCATAGCACGGGCCAGAGCCTTGGTATAACGGCCAGACAGGCTGTCATACAGGTTGTCTTCAATCGCCTCTTCGGTGATCGAGAAACCCAGGGCAATGGTTTCGTGGGTGTATCGAGTGGTCCAAGCCTCTTGCGCGTTGTCATAAGCAATCGCGCTGCCCTCGTTCTTCACCGGAGCGGCGGAGAAGCCAGACAGCTTGGTTTCCTCTTCAAACGAACGCTCGGAAGTCTCACTTTCGTAGATTTCCTTGTGCTCTTCGCCATAACGAGCGTACTCCATCCCGAACAAGGCGTTCAGGCCAGGGAGTAGCTCTTTCAGCAGTTGTGCGCGTGAAATAGCCATGATTTACTCCTTCGCTTAGACGCCAACGGGGTTGAGGTACTGGTGTCCGCCGGTCACAACGCTTGCGGTGGTGTAAACCAACGGGTCGCCAGTTGCGGTGGTGGTGGAAACCACATACGGTGCATTCCACTTGCAGATCACTTCCACGAAATTGCCAGACGAATTGGCAGTATCGGGAACCACATCAATGATGCGGATCGGCAAAGAGGCGGTGGTTGCGCTGGTGGTAGCGTACAAACCAATACGGCTGTCGCCGGTAGCGGTTACGCCCGTGTTTTGCACGATTTCAGCGTTAGTACCGATCACACTACGGCTCAGATAAGCCGGAGTAAGCCCGTTGCCATCTTCGGTCTGGCCAGAGACCAGAACAGCTTTAAACAGCAAATCGGGGTCATCTTGCACGTATGCGGTGATGAAGGTGCCGGTGGGGGCAGCGTATCCGGTGGGATAGTACTGCGCGAAAATGACTTGTCCTTGCGCGTTAACGTAAGAACAGCCTTGGAAGATACCAACGGGCGTGGCGGTTGCCTGCCCAGTATCTTTTTCAACGTAGCCCGTCGAAACAATCTTCACCACATCTCCATAAAAGATGTTACCAGCGAACCCGGCAGGGTTAATCTGGTATTGGCGAGTTTGTCCGGCGAACACCTGACCGCCGATCAAATTGATCGGCTTCAAGCCGTAAGGCTTGTCAATGGTGGGATAAGCCATTTAAGACTCCTTGATTAAGAACCAGAACCGAAAGTGACCTTAGAACTGCGTTCAGAGAACTTCTCCATTCGTCGGTCATTTTCACTGAGATAAGCGCTGTCCACCGACTCCATTTGAGCTTTGTTTTTGGCATCGAAGTGCTGCATCCGCTGCTGCAAAAACTCTTCTGGAATACGGCAAAGCAACAAGCCGCCGATTTCAATGCCGCCCTTGAAGCGGCCACTGTCAACGGCAGGCAACATCAACTCCGGATACTCCTCTGCTTTGCAGGGTTCATATCCTTCGCGCAACTTGCTGGAGATGTTTTTGGGATCGTCAGAACCCATGATGCTCAGTCGAATCCAACGATGTTTCCAGCCCGGACGGTCGTCAGGAGAAGGAAGCGTCTCTGGATTGCGCCACGCCTGAACTCGCATGTTTTTTTCACGCGACTCCATCACGCGGGGTGTGCGGTTTTGACGCACGGGCGCATCAGTTTGAGCTTGTTGATCCATCATTCACCTCTGTTAAGTAAAGCAACCTGTTTGGCGTATTGTTCCAAAGGGACCCCAAGGCGACGGGCAATGTTCGCTTCGGATGCCTTCAGTCGAATGCGACTAGGCGACGAACTGCGGGAGGCCGGAGCCACCACAGCGGCAGATTTTGTAGCACGGCGCGGAGATTCTTCCTCCTCCACCGGGGCTGACCTCTTTTGAGGAGGCGGGTCATCGTCCTCTTGGCTCTGAGTTTCAAAATACTCAGGAAATCTTTTTCGCATAGTACGGTCAACGGTCTTAAAGTACTCTTCCGTACCTACATATTCCGCACCATACTCTCGCTGCAACTTCTTGTCAATACCCATTGCAGCCATCGTCATTTCTTCGTCATTACCCCACCATTCAGAGTTGGAATCAAGCCACTTCTGCATACGGGGCGTCATCTTGGGGGCGGTGGGTTGGGCAACGGCGGGCTTGAAATCCCCTTCGTCCTTAACCTCAACCGGCCTCATGCGCTGAATCTCTCGCGCCTCTGCCGTAACGTCAGCAATTTCCGCTTGAGCCTCGGCCATACCCTCCGCATCGCCAGCCTCGAAAGCCTCTTTCAGCTTCTTCTTGGCAGAGACAAGGCGGACTTCAGCGGCGTTTTTCGATGTCTCGATATACGCTTTGCTGCCGGTGGAAAGCTGCTCTTTCAGGCGTTTGTTCTCCTCGTACACCTGTTTGGCAAACTGCTCAGCGGCCTCGCGCTCACGCAGGGCTTCCTCTTTGGCACGGCGCTCATCGTGATACCCACGAGTGAACTTCTTGATCCGAGCTTGAACCTTTTCGTCGTATGAAGCCAACTCGTCTTCAGTAGTTTCTCCAACAGGCTCCTTCATAGGCTTGCGCCCACGATCTTCCGGTGGAGTGTCATCTTCAATTTCAATCTCAGGAGTTTCCTTTTCGGTTTTCCCGCCCTCAGACTTCTCATGAGGGAACTTGAAATCTTCATCGTCAAATTTGTTTGCCATCTATCGCTCCTTACGATGCACGCGAAATGCCACGCGGGTCTTCCACAATAGCCTCGACCGACTCATCATTGATGATCCGGAACTCTCGGCCATGAATCTTCAAGCGGGTGCCTGAATTGGGTCGGACGATGACAAAGTCACCCTCCTTGCACGATGGCCCACTGGGGAACCGAGTCTTGTCCTTGAAGCAGTCAGGCCCAAGCTTGATCACAAACAGCACGGGAGTCAGAACCTCCTCGTAGTGCATGGTTTGGGCGGCTTTGAGAATTTCGCTATCTTCATACTCCGCCATCGCCTCGGGCACCACACAAAGCATGTGGTACGTCTTTGGGTCAGGAAGTTGCTTGGCCTTCTCCTCTGCACTTTTGTTCAAAATGCCGGATAGGTCCACTGCGGCCACATCGTAATCAATCATTCTTTATCCTTTGCACGAGGTCGTCAATCAAATGATCTGCGTAGTTAAGACCCCGGATCACTCCGCAGATTTTTTTGTACTCATCGTACGAATCGGCACGGCTGGCTGTAAGAAAGGCGACTTGCTCCTGCCGGTACTTATCAATCTCTCTCTGCACATGCGCAAACGCATGGATGGCATCACTCATTACGATTTACTCCTCTCGGGTTGACGTTGCGGGCGGCTCATTTGTGCTTTGTCCTTAGCGATCTGCACGCCAAGCTTGGCCCCTTCAAGCTCCATACCCTTATGAAGCTTGTCTTTTGCAGCGGCTGCATTTGCCGCGACTTGCATAGCTGCAATCTCTTTTTGGGCCGCGATCCGTGACTCTTCCACCCGAATCTGGTCGGCCTTGGCTGCTGCATCAGTGGCTTGCTTCTGCGCTTTGAGTTCAAGGTCTTTCATCTTCAACTGAAGCTCCTGCATCTGCATCTGAACCACCGGGTCTTGCATCTGTTGTTGGGCCTGTTGCTGCGCCATAGCCTGCTGGTCGCGCTGAAGAAGCTGCTGCGTAGCTTGAGCCGCCATGATCGCAACCTGATCGGCAATCTCGGGCGGAATCTGCTGCCGTTCTTCGCCTTTCTCCTGCATCGGAGGCAGCGGCACGCCCAACATCTGCTCAACCTCAACGCGGTACTGAAACGCAAGGTGCTCGTTGATGTGGGCCATAGCCGCAGCGGCGATAGCTTGGGCAGCGGGGTTCATCTGCAAAAGCTGTTGAATCTTGGGGTTCTGCATCGCCGCCATGTGCGCCTGGATGTGCGCTTGGTGGTTCTGCTCCAAGAAGGCTTTCACCGGCTTTTGGGTCAGCAGGTTCATGTTCTCTTGCACCGGGTCAACAGGCACAGCATCGTCCTCAATCGGCACAAGCTTGGCCGCGTTCTTGATGCCCAACACCTCAATCATCTGCCTGTGCAGCAGGGGCAAGTCATAAAGCTGGGGCGCGGTTTGCGCCAGTTGGAGGACCGCTTGGTACGTGACAATCTTCTGGGCCATCGTGGCGGCGTTGGGGTCGCTCACCGGGATGACATCGACCATGTCGTAGTCAGACTTCTTGGCCTTGGGTGAGCCATCAACCGGCTCGTAGTCGTACTCCTCCGGGGTATAGTCAGCGATGATGACCTTGAGGAGTTTGAACTCCTGCTTCATCGCGTGGTGGATGCGAGACTGCACAGCAGTCATCACCTTGAGTGTGCGTTCAAGGATGGCCAGTGTGGTGCCCACCGGAGCCTGCGACGACATGTCGCTGACCTTCATGTCGCCACTAGAGGCGAACGCTCGCCCCTCTTGCACGATCTGGTTGAACAGCGTGTAGAGAACCTGACTGGGCTCTTTGTACGGCAGGGGTAGGATGTTGTCGCGGATCGAGCCCGAGGGCACGTCTACGTCCCGGAACTCCCCTGGTGCGATGGGAGTGTCATCACCTTTAACGCGAAGCCCCCGTGACTTAAGTCCTCCGGGGAGATTCGACAAAGTGCCTGCATCAACCAATTGGCGGATGAGCATGGTAGCGGACTTAGCGTAACCACCAATGAGATGGATAAGCCCGTAGCCGTAGAACCCGAAGCCGGGGATGTATTGGTAGTGGACAAAGTGCTGCCGTTTGAGGTGGAGTCGGTCATCTTCATACCAATTGCGGCGGACAGCCAGAATCTTGCCGGTGCCCTTCTCGATTGAGATCACATACGGCAGTGCGATCCCAGTGGGCTCCCCCTTCTTATTCTTATGCTCAAACCCAGGCAAGTCAAGGTCAACGTGCATCTCAAGGATGCGGAACCGATCATCCTGTATCGCAGACATGCCGGTCTCCTCGGCCTTCTGCTTCTCGATGTCATCAAGCTGGTGCGTCGGCTCCCCGAGGTCCACGTTGACGTAGAACCCAGCCTCCATGAGCCGGGTGACCTCGTTCTTGGTCTTGCGCATCACATGCGTAACCCGCTCGGCCTTCTCGATGCTCGATGCACCGTAGGGCACCACGATGTCCTCGGCGGGGATGAACACTGCTGCCTGACGCCCGATGCTCGGGTCGTAGTAGACCTTCTTGAACGCACTGCCAGCAATCGGCAGGTTCCACAGCAGCTTCTCATGCTCCGGGCGGTACTCGACCATGACCTCGGTAAGCTGGTAGTTCATGTCGTCCCGCACACGGGCGGCGACTTCTTGCACCTGGGGAGTGTCTCGGCCTAAGATGTGTGTCTTGACCGGCCCCTGCGCGGGGAACGTCTCCATCATGGCTTCACTCTGGAAGCGAACCACAGACTCGGTGAGCATGGGGTGGAAAACACCGCAGGCTCCATTCCACGGCTCGGTGCGCTCCTCATACTTGAGCCCCAGTAGCTTGAGCCCCTCTACGTAGGTCTGCATCCAGTCTTTGCGGTCCTGAATGTCCTTGTCGAACTCCTCGATAAGCTCGGAGCCAAGCGACTCCAACTCACTAGAGTCCATATAGTCTGCGAGGTTGGCGTCAAAATCCTCGGCAGTTTCTTTGCGTGGCTTGAGATCAATCTCAATGTCACCCATGCCGATGCGCACCTCTTCGGGGTCTTCGATCTCAATTTCAATGGGAGGTTCAACCCCCTCCATCATCCCAAGAGGCGCTGCATACAAACCTTTTTCCATTGCCATGATGGCTCCTTAAACTGTGTAGAACCGCTCACGGTGGCGGCTACCTTTGAAATACACAACATCCTCCGGCTCGTCTATCGGCAACCGCAGGAATCCACCTTGTCTGAACCGCATCAGGGCCAGCGTTGTAGCGTCAACCAAGTCATCGTGCTCGCCTGATGGGAACGCCGCAATTTCATCGACCAACTCCTCGGCCCAGCGCGTGCGCGGCACCCACACTTTCCCCGATGCAATTATGTCGGAGACCGAATTTAGCCGGGCGACCTTATCTTGACCCTTACTGGGTGTGTACTCCTGCACGGGTATACCCATCGCTCGCAAGTCATATATTAGCGGGGCCCCGGAGGCTTTCTTCTCGATGATGACGCTGTCGGGCTCGTACATGTTGTACTCGTTGAGCACGTCCTTCTTCAGATCGGGGAACTCCACGCGCTTCTTGTACGTGTTGAGCAGGACCAAGTTGGGCCTGAACCCATCTTCTTTGCAACTGAACACGCCCCATGTCGTGCCAGCGGAGTAGTCGGCCCGAGACGTTTTCTCAAAGGCCGTATCCCATGACTGCAAGATGTACTCACACTCTGGCGGGTCGTCCTTCTCCCACCACTTCCACCAGTCGCGCTTGACAATGGCGCTCTCGTTACCCACTGGGTTCTGCTGGTACTGCGCTTGCCATTTGGCGTTGGGCAGTTCTTCTTTGAGCGCGTTGAGTTCTTCAAGCGACCAAAACTGTGGCCATAGCGGGTTGCCCGAGGGCAAAATGGCCGGGAACTCAATGACCTCCCAGCCCTCACCACCACGCTGCGCGGCGCTCTTGATCACCTGCCCCGTCAAGTCCCTCTGGGCCCACCGAGTCATCACGATGATGATCGACCCGTTCGGCTGGAGACGCTGCCGGGGGCCGGATGTGTACCACTCGTACACCTTGTCATACACGTCAGGGTTGATCGCTGCCAGTGCAGCCTCTTGCTCCGAGTGCGGGTCGTCAATGATCAGCACGTCGGCACCCTTACCCGTCACAGTACCGCCCACACCGATGGCGAAATAGTCACCACCCTTGGACGTGTTCCACCTACCGGCTGCCTTAGAGTCGGCTTGCAGTGAAAGGGCAGGAAAAATCTCTTTGTAGACCTCGGAATCGACCAGATTTCGCACCTTGCGGCCAAAGCCCACGGCCAACTCACCTGTGTTGGACGCCTGGATGACTTTCTTCTCTGGGAACCGCCCCAAGAACCACGCCGGGAGCAAATATGAAGCAAATTCCGACTTGGTATGCCGTGGCGGCATGTTGATGATGAGCCTTTTAAGCTGCCCGTTCGCAACTCTCTCAAAGGCGTCAGCCATCCTCTTATGGTGGGCACCCGAAATGAAGGACGGCCACACTTTTTCCACAAATTTGATGAACCGCCGCTGACACAACTCGCGTTCTTTGAGCTTTTCCAGCCGAATTAGCTGTGCCTCAAGCGTGCGCAAGTCGCTTTCGCTGAGTTTGCCTGAGTTGATCAGGGTCTCAATGTCCTTGAGTGTCACGTCACTCACGGTTTTTCCTCGGTTTCTTCCGAAGTTTCGGGAGTTTCGACCGGCTTGGGCGTGCCCAACTGCGTATCGAGGTCGTCAAGCGGCGCAATATCTGCAACGTCTGCGTGCAGCAGCCTCTTGATCCTGTCTTTGATGCTCCTTTCGAGCGTCTCGGACGTTGTGTGGTGGATTGTGATCTCGCTGCGCTCAGTAAACAGCCCAATGTCGCTGTGCTTTCCAAGCAACTCAAGGGCTTTCAACTCCAACTTCGGGTCTCCGCAATCGGCAATTGAGATGAGTTTGTTGGTGATGAAGTTGCGGGCCTGAAGGGCATCCGCAAAAGCTGTGAAATCGAAGCGTTTGACCAGCGCGTGAGCCGCAGCCGCCTCTGTTGCAGAGGCCACATGACGCGGTTTGGTTGGTTTCTCCTCCCCAAGAATCAGGTTGGAGGCTTTTGCTAGGTCTTCGTCGGAATAGTCAATGCTGCCGCCGAGTTCGTTGATTAGGTCTACGGTGTTGACCGCAGTGGCAACAGCATCCCGATATGTCTTGGGCTGTTCGTCTGAGAGATCAAAGGGCAGCGGATGCTCTGCCGTAGGCTCAACAGGAATCATAACTAGAGAAGCACCTTAAAGAAGGGAGTGGCCGGAATGTAACAGAAAAATATATCGTGGTGCAAGGGGAGGAGGTTGGGACTCCTATGGGGGGCCTTTCTATATAGAAGGGGGTGGGGAGCCCTGTGGGGAAAAAATGAAGGGGGGGAGGGGGGCTATACAAAAATTAGGGAAGTTATCGTGGGGGGATAAACCTGTGGTACAGAATAAAAGTTGGGGTTGGATGTCGGGTGTGCGGAACAGTGTGTATTGGGACCCTACCTCCCCTTTGCCCGGTTTTGGGGGGATGGGGTCGCACTGCGCGCCCGCATAACATTGTTATGCCCATTCCCACTCTCGAATTATTTTCTACGCTATGTTGGCTTTCATACGTTTTTTATGGTATAATACACTCATGCAAGCGAAGATCGGTTGCATCGGTTAGTTACCCACCGATTGAAAGGGCTAACAATGTTAGAGGAGTTAGAGTTATGTCAGATATGACTGTTGTCGGTGCGGTGGTTTCGTCCATTGCGGTGTTGCGCCAGGAGGTTGCAGAGGCTAACGTCCGTGCCTACGGTGCGGAAAGAAAGTATGCGGAGGCGCTTTGCAGTGTTCTTCCTGCCGAGTGGTATCTCGTAGAGCATCGGGATACGAGCGAAGATGCAAAGGCTGTCCACAAAGAGAAACAAGACCTTTTCACGGTCTTGAAAGCAGCGAAGCATACCAACCCCTCAACAGTGTGGGCACGGGTTCGCAAGTATGCACAAGAGCACTGCGAAGGGCCAAAGGGCGAGGCCGCTACCGGCGAGGGTGAAGGTGAAGGTGAATCGAGCGGCGCACAGCCTAATCGGTCGCTGACCCTCCGATATGTCGAAGAATTGACCCTGTTGTTCAAAGCCGGTCGGCGTGCCGAATCCATGTCCGACAAAGAGCGTAATGCTCACACCTATATCGGCAGTGCCCTGGCTGCCCTGGGTATCGATCTGGCAACCCTGTAATCAACCCTTGGAGAATGCACCATGAAGGAAAGTTTTTTCGGCACACTGGCAATTTGCACGTTCGTCACCCTGCCCAATGGCAGTGAAAAACGGGTAACTCTGGCAAGCATTCAATGCGACTATGCAGAACGAAAGAACGTTCTTCTAGCGTTCAAAATGGCAAACCCTAATCTCTCGGAAGGGATGCACTTGGACTCTCGGTTCACATACACCGAATGTGTCTGGGAAACCGCCTGACCCTCCCCGCTCCGACCAGCCCGCCACTCGGCGGGCTTTTTTGTTTCTACGCCACCTAACATTGTTAGGTGGCTTTTTTGTTGTCCCTACGTTCCTAAGCGTAGGACCACCACCAGTTCCCTGTGCGGGGATAGCATTAAGTTACGTTGTGATAAAGTTACGCGTTTTGTAAAGTTGAGTGAGTTAGTGGGTCTTTACATTTGGCCCGGACCTAACATTGTTACATTGTTAGAAAGTTACGCGTTTTTTTAAGTTGACATCCCAGTGTGGTTATTGGGTAAAGTTACGTTGTGATAAAGTTACGCGTTTTTTTAAGTTGACATCCCAGTAGGGTTATAGCTTCCGGGACCGCCACCAGTTCCCTGTGCGGGGGTAGTGTTACGGAATTTCGGGGTAAAGTTACGGAAAAAGTGTATCTGTTACACAACACCCCTCTGTAAGTCCTTGATTTATAAGCAATGTTAAATGTTACGGAAAAAATGGAAATTATGAAGCGCCGCCCGAGATGCGCAGAGGGCGGGTCACGGCAAGCGCAATTCGCACCACACTGTCAAACCCTGGGGGGGACCACATTAAAAAAATCGAATAACTTTATTACATTATAACTTTGCCTTCCTAACTTGTTGATTTCATTGAATTTCTTTTGTTACAAACACAAAATAGTGGTTGACAATGATTTTTCACTTTCTAACATTGTTAGGGTAAACCCTTTCCCGCCCCTGTGCCCCCCTTTTTCGTCCCCATCCTGCGTCCTCCCCTCACGTCCCCACCTTTTGTCCACCCCCCTGACCAAAACACTTGCATTTGGACATAAACTGTGGTACAATTAAAGAAAACTGAAAACGAAGGCTGAGCGCCTCAACTAATCCCCAACCGCCTAACATTGTTAGGCATATCAAAGAAGGAGTAAGCAGATGAGAAACCTAGACTGGCAAGAGTGCGCCTGCTGCGGCGACGATGTGAGCAGCGAGCGATGGCAACTGGGCTACCGAGTGTGTATGCCCTGCGGTGAGGCGCAGGCCCGTGAGGCACGGGCAAGCTGGACAGTGATCCAAGAATACGGCAAGGGGTGTTATCAGTTCGTGACCGCAGACTCTGCGCCCCTGACCCTCAAGCAGACCAACCAGAAGCAACTGAGGGCCTAACAATGTTAGCCAAAGACCAAACCAACAAATACGTGGTGCATTTCAACAACCGAGGCGAAGTGCTGCGCCACTACACGATGGCCCCAACACCGGCCAAGGCCAAGGCCAACGCAGCGTATGCGTTTGCCCAACTACTGAATATCTCAGTAGGTGTAACCATGTCAAGGATGAAGAACCACATCGACGTGGTGCAGTTAAACGGAGGTACGAAATGAGCACACGAAACAAAAACCAAACCCACGGGCGGCACAAGCGCCCCTTCCTGACCCAATACTTCACCGAGGCAGATGCCTCCGGTAAGAAACCCGCAAGCATGGGCTACGCAGCGTCGGTACGCGGTGCGCGTAAGAACATGGCCGTGCGGATCGTGCTCGGTCAGTATGGGCTGGCCATCGTTGCCGAGCGTGATGGTGGAGAGGTGCTCAGCGTGATGCGCCGCACGAAGGCGGGCCTGAACATCAAGGACACACAACCCAGAGCAGAGAGCCTAACAATGTTAGAGGAGGGTACGAAATGAAAAACACAACCCAGATACCTTTCGAGCAGATCGAGTACAGCGTAGGTGCATGGGCCCTGCCCTATCTGATCAATGGTGATGCGTCGGGCTTGGAGGACGGTGAGCAGGAGCAGATCGACGAGTGGGTAAGCACTGTGACGCAATCCTGGCGTGATGCCGACGACAACCTGTGGCTGTTTGCCCACGAGTCGGTGGACACCGACGGCTATGACGAGTTCGGGGTTGACGACATTACCGGCCTGCGCGGGCCGGTGTACCGCGTGGAGTTGTTGTTTAGAAGGAGCGAAGGATGAAGATCAAGACGAGTGAACTGACAGGCCACGCGCTTAACTACGCGGTGATCCTTGCTAAAACCCCTCGCGCATACGAGGGCAAGCCAAGCATAAGGGACATCGTGGTGCGTTACCCGTATTCGACCGAGTGGGCGTTTGGCGGGCCGATCATTGATCGTAAGGGAATTGGTCTGTTGAAAGTGAGGAACAGACTGCCGCACCAGCAGTGGGAGGCAGGAGAGGAGGGTGAAACTGAAACTGAGTTTTGGGGAATTGTTTGCGGCCCCACGCCCCTGATCGCAGCCATGCGCTGCTATGTGATGGGTGAACTTGGAGACGAGGTCGATGTCCCCGATGAACTAACAATGTTAGAAGGAGTAAGCAAATGAAAACCGAGAAGTACTTTGTGATGGGCTACACCACTGGGTTCGACCCGACTGTGCCCCCATACCCTGCCCTGCTGACCCGCAAGGAGTTCAATACTCTGGCCGAGGTGAAGGCGTATCTCGCCACGCTGCACGCCGGTCACCTGCCGTTTGTTGTGAAGGAGATTGATGTGAAGGAGAAGAGTAAATGAAGACCTACAACCACGCTTACACGCTGGCGTTCAGCGTATCAAACAGCACCCACCCAGAGGGCGAGGACGTGACGCAGACGCAGCTTGCCATCGCAATACTTAGGCGAGTAGCCGACCTAATTGACAACAACGAAATGGTTGAGGCAGTGGGCCTGCCGTGTGACACCTACGAAGAAGGAGAAAGCAAATGATCGCTGATGGATACAAGAAGAACTTCAAGACACTACTCGAAGCAGTAGGTCTTAATGACGTGTGCCTCCTCGAATGCACCGACGCTGCTACGGGCAAGCCGGTGATGGCTATCTGTGCGCTGAACCGCACAGACGAGGGGGAGGTGATGTTCGTCCCCATAGCCAAGATGTTTGATGGCAACCCCTACGAGGAACTGATGCCGCCCGACATGGAGTCCGAGGGGTTTGGGATGGGGGTAGTGTCGCAATGAAAATCGACCCCGTTTTTTGGTTAGCCATAACCGTTGCGGTTATTGTCTTAATGTTAGATGTTTTTGTTTGGAGGACATGATGGGAAACGTAGCAGTTCAATATGTGCCGGGGTTTCGGGCCTACGCCGAGGCCAAGGCATTTCATGACAAGATCGAACCGATCAGGGGCAGAGGCACGCGCCCGCTTGGCCGACGCAGAGATCACAACATGTATTCGATCCGCATGGGTGATGCCCTCAGTGTGGAGTTGATGTGCTATTCCATTCCCGTGGTGACGTTCTACCCTAACGGGCGTATGCGCTTGATGATGGGGGGCTACAGTTCGATCACGACCCGCAGCTTCATGTCCCGGGTGCTGCACATATCGTCGTCATCCTCGGGTCCGTTCACGAAGGTACACATCGGGGGGCAGAGCTACATCATGGAGCCTCATGGTGAGTATTTCTTTGAGCGAAACGCAGAGGGCAAGTGGGTCGCGCTCAACCCCAAGACGTACACCGCATACCGTGTTAACCGCAAGGGGGCTAACAGTGTTAGGAAGCGATACAAGCAGTTCGCCGACTACCTCAAGGCGTTCCTCAAACTGCGCACTAGCCCGGAGGTAAAGACGTTCCAAGTGGGGATAGACGAGTACGCACAAGCGTTCGGCGTGCGCAAAGGAGATGGGGTGCGGTTAGTTTCTATGATGCCTCGGGGCCCTCGGGGTAATCCTGTGCTGGGTAGGGATGCCCACGCGGAGTACATCCCGCTGCCTGGGGCGCATGACATATCGGAGCGCAAAGCCCCCTTCTACAGTGAGCGCTCGGACGAGTTCGTAGAGTTGATACGCAGCGACGACCACGAGAAGTTCTACAAGGCGGCGTTGTGGCTTACCTGCTCTCCGCTGGCGAACAACATCAAGTACGAGAGAGACAAGTACCGGGCGATATGGGCACCGGCCGTAACGACACTGTTTACGAAGGTCATCATGTGCAAGCACGCGGAGGAGGCGTTCGAGGCGTACACGACAGAGGTCGGGCAGGTGCCTAACCTGAAGTACGCGCAGTATGTGGCACCCATTCGGAAAGGATGATAGACAAGAACACTTGACAATGTCAAGTAAGTGTGGTATACTTTAAGCTCATGTGGGAAATCCTGCATGAATCAACCCGCCCCAATTTATTAGAGCCCCGCCTAACAGTGTTAGGCACACATCAGAGGAATCAGAAATGTCAGAAGTATCTTTCGGTAAGCGCATCACGCTCAAGCAGGCAGCCACCTTGATCAAGACCAACCCGGAGACGCGGTTCTTGTTGCAAGGCGAGCCGGGTATCGGCAAGAGTTCCCTGCTGGAGAACATCGCTGGTGATCTGGGGTACGAGTATGCGTATATCGACGTACCCAACATGGACCTGGGCGACATCGCAATGCCGGTGATCGACCACGACACCAAGACAACCCGCTACTACCCCAATGCCCGGTTCAAGATTCATGAGGGCAAGCCCCTGCTGATCATGCTCGACGAGTTCACCAAGGGCGCGGACCCGGTGAAGAACATGCTGCACCCGATGCTTGAGAAGGCCAACCCTCGACTCGGTGACAACCCACTGCCCAAGGACGGGCCCCGGCAGACCATCGTGTTTCTCACGGGCAACCTCACAACCGACGGCGTAGGTGACAACCTCAAAGCACATAGCCGTAACCGGCTGGTCCCGGTGACGATCAGCAAGCCCACTGCCGAGGAGTGGATCGAGTGGGGTATCAACAAGGGTATCGAGGCCGAGGTGCTTGCGTGGGTCAACCAATACCCACACGCCCTTGCATCGTACACAGACGCGGCGCAGGGGGACAACCCGTACATCTACAACCCGAAGAAGTCGCAGACTGCGTTTGTTTCCCCGCGCTCGTTGGAGACTGCATCGAACATTGTTAGGACGAGGAAGCTCAACGACGCCGACTCGGTAATCGCTGCGCTCTCCGGCGCAGTGGGTGAGGCTGCGGCGCGTGACATGCAGGCGTACATCGAGTTCGCTGACCAACTGCCTACGTGGGAATCGACGATCAAAGACCCGAAGAACACCAAGCTGCCGTCGAGCCCTGGTGCGTGTGCCATCGTGGTGTTCGGCGCAATCTCTAGGGTTACGAAGGACACCATCAACCCATTCATGGAGTATCTGGAGCGGTTCGACCCCGAGTGGCAGGCGGTGTTTGCAATCAACATCGCACGTACCCCGAGCAAGCAGTCAATCGCGTTCAGCGCCAAGGCGTTCGCCGAGTGGGTTGCAAAAAACCAAGACCTGTTGTGATGGGGTGGAAGATGGGATACCGAAGTAATATAGGGGCTCTGTTCTACACAACAGACCCAGCAAACGAGGCACTGCTCAAGTTGTTTGTGGACGAGAACTTCTCAAAAGACGAATGGATGCGCGGTGCGCTGCGGTGGTTTAGCACCCCTAACGCTGCTGGCTATGCGTTTGAAGTTGACGATGTAAAGTGGTACGAGTCCTATACAGAGGTGAAGGACTTCAATGCGTTTGTGGACAAGTTCACAAGTTTCTTCGATGGTAAAAGCGTGGCAACCCCCGCGTCCTTCTGGGCGTATGAGTTCGTCCGTATAGGTGAGGACTACAACGATATAGAGGTGGTGCGGGACGGGCCCGACCGATGCATGTTGGGCATTAGTCGAAGCATCACCTGGGATGTGTGAGCAGGATATGTACGTCCAAATTAACGGGGTGAACTACCCTCCCGGATGGGAGGAGCTTGAGTGGAAGTTCAACAAGCTCAAGAAGTTCGACTATTCGTACCAACTTCAAGTAAGCAAACGAGCTTTTGGGCACGATACGGGGCCGATGTATCAGTTCGCGTTGATACGTTGGGGTAGGCGCAGCCTTTCCTCCTCTGACCACGAGCTTACGCGTGAGGTGCTGTACGAAGGGCACAACTATCAAGCTGTGGTGGGGTATGTATCCATGCTGCTAACAGCGGAGGAGGAGAAGCAATACTGATTCTTTTGAAACTGTTGATTGAATGATGGGCATAACAATGTTAGGAGTAACGACATGAACGAAGAACGCAAGTTGCAGAAGGCCAAGATCAGCCTGATGCGTAACCCCAAGTTTGCCCTGCTCTCGGGCATCTTGATGGTGGGCAAGACAAGTGTGGATGACCGCGTCCCAACAGCAGTGACCAATGGCCGGGACGATAGGTTCGGTCGGGCTTTCGTCAAGCAGCTAAAGGAGGCCGAGCTTAACTTTGTGGTGGCCCACGAGGCTGGGCACAAGATGTTTCGGCATCTGACTACGTGGAACAAGCTGCATGATGAGGATCACCGTCTGGCCAACGCCGCCTGTGACTACGTGATTAACCTGATGCTGCGCGACCTTGACCCGAGTGAGCAGGTTATCTCAATGCCTAGGTTTGCTGACGGGCCCATGAAGGGCAAGCCGATGGGCCTGATCGACGAGAGGTTCCGTGGCATGAACGCCAAGCAGGTGTTCGACATTCTCAAGCAAGAGCAAAAGGATGGAGGCGGAGGCGGAGGCGGCGGCGGTGATGAGGGGGGCGATGGTGATGGCGGCGGTGGGAGTGCTGGCCTCGACGAGCACGATTGGGGCGATGCCAAGGGTATGAGCGAGGAAGAAAAGAAGCAGCTTGCCCGTGACATTGACCAAGCCATAAGGCAGGGGCAGATCGCTCACCAGAAGGTTGCAGGTAGTGGCGCAGGTGGCCTCGACCGAATGCTTCAAGAGATGTTGGAGCCCAAGGTCAACTGGCGTGAGGTGCTGCGTGAGTTCGTCAAGACTGTCTGCCGAGCCAAGGATGCGAGTAGCTGGCGCAGGGTCAACCGCAGGTTCCTGAGTTCGGGTGTGTATATGCCGAGCCTGATCGGTGAGAAGGTGGGGCACTTGGTTGTGGCTATCGACACATCAGGAAGCATTGGCGACCAAGAGTTGTCTGAGTTTCTTGCCGAGGTCAAGGGTATCGCCGAGGAGGTCAACCCGCAGCAGGTGGACTTGCTCTATTGGGACTGTGAGGTGGCAGCGCACGAGCAGTACGGTGAGGGTGATGTACATAACATTGTTAGCTCGACCAAGCCCAAGGGTGGGGGAGGCACGAGCCCATCATGTGTATCTACGTACCTGAAGGAGAAGAAGATTGAACCGGAGTGCATCATCATTCTCACGGACGGGTACGTGGGCAACGACTGGGGTTCGGATTGGACTGCGCCTACTATGTGGTGCATTGTTAACGGCCCAGAGGGTGTTACCGCAAGCAACGGTAAGACGATTCATATTAAGGACTGAGGGGATCAAGATGATTGTGGTTGACTTGGGTTGGCACAAGGTTGTTCTTAGCCGAGAGAGCGGTATCAAGCTGGTGGAGTTGCTTGAGCAGGCAGAAGTCTACGAGGAGGTTTGGATCGAGAAGGAAAAGCGTGGGGCCGAGGGTGCAGACCACACGTACCACGTTTACCCCAACAGCAAAACGTACAGTATGCGCCTGCTGTCAACCCAGATGTATCAGATGGCGAAGCTGGCGGGCAAGCCGAGCAGGTAGGTAACGATGGCTATCAACCGAGACCCAGCCGAGTGGTTCGGGAATCCTGACCGACTGTATGCCGTTGAGTACGGCATATGCAAGACCACAGACGATTGGCTGGTGCTGAAGAAAGAGTACATCCCAAACGGCTTTGGCGAAACCCGCGTAGAAGTATTAGCCCGAGCACCGACCCGTGCCGGGGCGATTGGGTTTTTGAAACTTTTGAGGGAAGACTGATGAAGCTACAACCGGGAACCTTCTATATGGCAAGCATCGGAGATTGGGGCAACCCGGTCTTGGGTGTCGTAGTTGCCCGCATGTGGTGGAAGCCGTGGCGGTTCTTTGTGCAGCCCGTCTATTACAGAGGGCTAGGAGGCAGTATGGTGTACGGAGAACCACTCCGCAACCTAACAAAGTTAGGTGTGGTAGGGGCGGTAAAACTTTTCGGTGTGGAGCACCGGGACTTTGAAACTTTTGAAGGAGAACTGAAATGAGTATTAGCGCATCAGCAGTGTTAGTGGAGTTGAACATCAGCGTGTGGCCTGCCAGCAAGGTAGACCGAGAGATCACCGACAAGGTGAACATCGACGCGGGGGCGGTGCGTGGGGCATCGCAGACCAAGAAGAATCTGTTTGCGGGTACGAGCCTACGCAAAGACATCGAGAAGTTTGCGGCGCGGGCGCGGCTGTATCACAACCAGCACACGCTGCCGTGGGCCGACAAGGGCGAGAGGCTGCTGCCGACCAAGTTGTTCATGGACTACAAGACCACGATGAATAACTTTGAACACACGTTCAACCTCATGTGCAACAACTTCTTCATCGAGTATCCGCGTCTGGTGGCCGAGGCTCCCAATGCATTGCAGGGGCTGTACAAGGCAGAGGACTACCCGGAGCTTGAGGAGGTCAAGCACAAGTTTGGGTTTCGCCGCACGGTCAAGCCTGTGCCCGAGGCGGGGGACTTTCGCCTCGATGTGCCTGCCGAGGACATGAGGGAACTGGTGGTGACGTTTGAGTCACAGCAACGCGAAAAATTGGCTGAAGCATGTCGTGAACCGTGGGAGAGGCTACACGCCGAGTTGGATGTCATCTCCAAGAAGTTGACAGATGTGGAGGGTGACGACGGGAAGAAGCGTTACCACGACACACTTATCAGCAACCCACTGGAGTTGTGCTCCCTGCTCACCAAGCTCAACATCACCAATGACCCGAAGTTGGAGGAGGCACGGCGTCAGCTTGAGCTAACAATGTTAGGTGCAGACATGGAGGGCATCAAAGAGGATGCCGACTGCCGCAAGCAGTTGAAGTCGAAGGTAGATGACATTTTGAACAAGTTCAATTTCTAAGGAGTGAAGATGAAGACGTTACCCCCAACAACCCTGGACATGCTCGCGTTAGACAGCGTGGTGCTGGCCCCTGAGTTAGTAGAACACCGCCGCAAAGATGGCGTTACTCTGTCCAAAGCAGACCTGAAGGCTCGGGTTCCGTACAACGAGTTGTTTGTGAGGCTTGCCACGATCAGGCCCTCGTGGAAGTTTAAGGTGATAGACCTTGCCTATGACGGGAAGACCATTGACAGCATCAAGATATTTTGCAATGGGGAAGAGCTAGGCGAGGTCAGGTGGCATTGGTTCCGCAACGACTATGGATTCTTGATTACGAACGACAGGCTCCGGAAGCTAAGGGAGCGCAGAAGTTCGTACTGCACCCACGATGCGACAAAGGCTCTGGCGGCAATCAAGAAGCACTTCTTTGCGAAGAGTACGGGTGAGCGGTTTGACAAAGTAGAGGAGCTAACAAGACGCTTGTTGGATAGGCAGAAGTCGGACAAAGAGCACAAAGTTCGAGAACTTTATTCGTCCGTGCGCGACAGTTCGGTCATCTTTGCTAACAGTGTTAGGGAGCAGTTCGTTGAGTTCTTGAAGACGACCAACAAACAAAACCTACTGCCTGAATACGAGCAACGTAAGGCTGAGATGCTCACGATTGATCAGGCGAGGAAAGCGTTTGCTAGTCAGGAGTGTGCGCTTGTTTTGCGTGAGGGCGTACATTACGTTGTCAAAGTGCGTGACAAGGTGGAAATTTTTGATGATACTACGCTCCCCGCGTGGATGAGGGGCAAGCTCGGTTTACTCAAGTTGGTAGAAGACGACAACGTCATACAAGGCGTAGGTTGCAGAGTGGACCCCGAATGTTTTGTTTTACTGTTAGATGCAGCAACACAAGGAGAAGGCAAATGAACGCAAGAAGATCAGACCCGTGGATTCCTGTTGGACATCCCGACTTCAAGTGGACATCAGGCGCAGATGTTCAAAAGCTGTGGCGCAAGTACGGCTGGGTGCCGCCCAGTGAGTTACGAAAGGCACCGCCGCCCCTGGAGTCCAAAGAGCCCGAATGGATGGCAATGCGGAGGGTCAAATGAATGACCCGTTTGATTGGCGGAACTACAAGCCGCAGATCAGCCTGAAGGACATTGAGACTTCGCGCCGAGCGGCTTATCAGGCCAGCCGAATCGTCAACGAGAAGAGGAAGGGCGGCGTTGAGCCTTCACTGCCATACACAGAGAAAGCAGCAGCGCATAGTGCTGCAACACCCGAACAGATGACTGTAGAGATGCCAAGCATGGTGCCATACCGGAAAAGGAGAAACAAGAAATGAAGATCGAAAAAGGCATTCCGATGCCAACTAGCTTCCCGTTTGCCCAGATGGAAGTCGGCGACAGCTTCGTGCTGCCCACCAACATCAAACGAGTTACCGCTTGGATTGCCGCCAAACGCTACGCAGATAAGCATGGCGTGGAGTTCGCAACCCGAACAGTGGAAGATGGCTCCATCAGGCTCTGGAGGATCAAATGAACATTGGCGACATCGTGCAAGTCAACCCTGACAAAGAGATGTTTGGGGCTTGCCTAGTGGTGGTAACCGAAGTCAAGTCCTGGGGCATCCAGGGCTACGTTCAAAACGCGGGTGTAGCTGGACAGGCGTACATACGCCTGAAGACGGAAGACTTTGAACACACTGGCGGCACTGCTGTGTGGATTGCTGGGGGTGGGGAATGACACTCATTGAAGCAGTAGAGGCAGTTATCGACCTGATTGAAATGGGCGGCGTAGTTGGTCAAGCAGACATTGTGAAGTGCCTCCGCACCGCAATCGCGGAGGCCAAAAAGCAGGCACCTGTGCCGTGGAGCCAAGCACTTGAGTCGGTGTGGGCAGAAGACGACACCACCCCACCCGCAGCACCTGTGCAGCCAGAGCAGGAGCCGGTGGCGCATTGCGAGGCAGGGCCAGAATTTTGCCCGGTTTGTTGGGCAGAAACTCGCTCGTCGGCATTGGCCGCAGCAGTTGGGTATATCCAGCGCAATACCCCAACTCTTGTTTGGACTGAAATTTGCAGGGCTTTGGATAAATCTTCACCCGCAGCACCTGCGCCCTCGTACATCAAGGACGACACCCGCAATGGGTTGGTTGACAACGACTGAAGGAGAAGAATCATGACTGAACTGATTGGGAAATACGACACCATCAAGAACTATGTGCCGATTGGCAGCCTTGAGTTGAAGTTGGCTGTGGCACGGTTGGAGGGTTACACCATTCGGGTTGAAGAAACGAGGTATCACCACGTTGTTGATGGGGCAGTTGTTACGTCGGTGGACGAGGGCAAGCCGACATACTATTTCTTCAACGACCGACCGCTACCTGCGCTTGACCCATACCGCATTGCGATGGAGTTTTATTTGAGGAAGAAGAATCATGAGTAAAGACACGGGTGGGCCAGCGTTTCCGAGTCCACAAAATCACACATCCAAAGAAGGCATGACCCTGCGCGACTACTTCGCGGCCAAGGCGATGCAGGGTTTGATGGGTCGGGTGTGGGGCAACCAGTCAGCAGAAGAACTATTTCCGATCTGGGCCAAGTCTGCATACGCAGTGGCCGATGCCATGCTGAAAGCGAGGAAAACATGACTGAACCATTCCCCGATCAGAGGGCACTCCCGCGCCACCCCTTGGAGTATGAGTACTTCACCGAAGGCTACCCACAATTGTTTCATGCGCCCGATGGGAGTTACCTGATGGGTCTGGCAGGGCTGTTCGGCGCTCACCTGTGCGGGATGCTTGGCGAAGTCCGAGACCACGACTTTGTAGGCGACAAGTGTGCAGCTTGTGGCACACGGAGAAGATATGTGGGGAAGAAGATATGACCCGCGAATACATCATCCGCATGGCGCGTGAGGCGGGTCTGCGCAGTGCTGTAATTCTGCACTTGTACGGCGGCAAGGAAGGTGCTTTGTGCGACTCCGAAATCGAGGAACTTGCGCAGATTGAACGCTTTTTCCACATGGCCCAGGCAGCCGAGCGCGAGGCACGAAGTATGCGGTGGGATGAATTGATTGCCAAGGCTGTTGAGGCCGAGCGCGAGGCGTGTGCGAAGGTGTGTGAGGACAAAAACACTTTGTTGGCTTGGCCGACATACGCCGCCGCCATCCGAGCAAGGGGGCAATCATGATCCGCCTGACCTACACGCACATCTGTGACCTGTGCAAACAGAAAATTGACGTGGAAGTTTATGAATGCGCCAACTACCTGCTTGGCGAGTTCCCACGACCAAAAAACCACTACACCTATCAGATCGGTTACACGGCTGAAATGTGTAATGACTGCGCTGCGCCCATCATACAGGCCCGTTACGAGGTGATAGAGAAGTGGAAAAAGGAGCAAGCATGAAAGAAGACATCATCCGCATGGCGCGTGAGGCTGGCGCAGAACGCAACCCTGACTTCCCTGATTGGTCGTTTGAAGATGACCAGCTTGAACGCTTCTTCCACATGGCCCAAGCAGCCGAGCGCAACAAGGTGGCCCAGTGGATGATGACCAAGGGCTACGCCACCGGCCACGGTGATACGGTTGAAGACCTGCTCAGAGAGTTGGAGTGGCAAGTTGCGGACCGCTGCGCTGAGATTGCATACGAAGCCGAGCCGTGGCATTCTGCCGACCTAATCCGTGAAGCATTTGGAGTGAAGAAATGAGACTCGACGACATACCCATCCACGACAAGGCTCGTGACAAAGCGTGGGAAGCCTTCATCAAGCGCAAGGACGTTAAAGACTTTGCAAAAGAAGAGCCGCCGTTTGATTTCCCCATCGGCAGGGGCTGGTACGAACTGTGGTGTCAAGCATGGCATCGGGCGTGGGACGATGGGTTTAAACAAGGATACGAAGCCGGGGAACAAAGCAAATGAAACACGATGACATCCATTCCTGCCACTTTGGGTGTCAACGGCCAGCCTGTGCCCTGCGCCAGAGAGATCAACTGTGGAACCTTGCCAAACCCATCTATGAGGCGATGTGCAGGCTTGACCCCAAGCACCGATGGACGTTTGACTACACCATGCAACGAGCCGCAGAAGAACTCGGGAAAATAGCGGCCCCATCAACCACTTGCCCGCCTTACAACAACAACTGCAAACAGGGGCGCGAATGCCCTGCAAACAAGTGACATGCCCAAACAACTGCTACTGACTGAGCGCGAGGCACAACTGCTTGACGTGCTTTGTGAGCTTGGAGAAACCGACCTCGTGGCGCGTAAGCTTGGTCTGTCCAAAAGAACCGTAAGCATATACATCAATCGCATCATGGCGGCCAACAAGTACCCCAACCGTTTAACGCTGGCGCTTGCCAGAGACAGGGAAAACCGTGCAAAGTGACGGTGCAGACACCAAAAAACCGCGCAAGCTTGACCTTCAAGAGAAGGTGAGAACCCATTGGCCGTTCACAAGGATGGACCCAAAGCTGCTTGAGAAAGCGCACAGGCAGTACAAGATGCAGCAACGCAACAGTGCAGAGGAGGCACCATTTTGACTACAGGAATTGAAGAACTCAAACCGATCAAGAAACGCAAGGGGCGCGGACCCGGTAAGAAACCCGCGCTCCTTTGCACGAGCTTGCGTCTACCGAAGGATGTGATGGACTACTTCACCACGCACTTCGCCGAGACAAAGCAGGCCAAGATGAGAGAAATCCTTACCGACTACGTCAACAGCCAAACACAGGAGAAATGAACATGGCTAAAACATCACTCGCAGCAAAAATTCGCGCACACGTCACAAAGTACCCAGGCGATAAAGCATCTGAGATAGCAAACAAGTTCAACGTGAGCGTACCCTACGTCTACACAATCAAGTCGCAGATGAAAAAATTGAAACAGGACGCTGAGCAGGGAGAAATTGCGTACCAGCGGGCAATCACAGCCGCTGAGCTTGCCCACAAAACACGCGAAACATGGCAAACCGTCGCGGTGATGTCCTCGTCTGAGCCGCTGCCAACGATTGCTACGACGGAAGAACCCGTAGCCGACTTGGTCAACCACCCGGCGCACTACAAGGTCGGTGGGATCGAGACAATCGACTTCATCGAGGCCAAAGGGCTTGGCTATCATCTAGGCAACGCGGTCAAGTACATCACTCGTGCCGACCACAAGGGCAACCGCAGGCAGGACTTGGAGAAGGCCCGCTGGTATCTGGACCGAGCGATTGAACACGCCTAACATTGTTAGGTACTTTCCCTAAGCCGCCTTCGGGCGGCTTTTTTGCGTCTGGTGCTTGACAAAGTAAAAGCGCCTGATACACTAGCCCCCCTGAAATCAATTGGAGGGTTAGATGGCCGCAACACCCGAGGCAAAAGTCAAAGCCAAGATCAAGGCTTTGCTCAAACAGTACAACGTGTACTACGCTATGCCCATCGGCACGGGCTACGGCAACGCGGGAGTTCCTGACTTCCTCTGCTGCGCAGGGGGAACCTTCTTGGCAATCGAGGCCAAGGCA